TCGGTGGGATCCGGGTCGTAGTCAGAAAATTTGTAGGAGTCGTCGCCGACGTAAAGGAGGGCAGTAAAAACGTAATCGTAAAGTTTGTAAATCCAGGCCGTGGTGAGCATGTTAACAAGTACGTTGCCGGAAGATGTGGTCACGGAACCGGTGTGACGTTGGAAAGCGATAAGAATACGTACGGCCAGTAGGAGATTGAACGCTTGGGTCAAAGAGAGGCTGTCTTCCCACATTTCCAATAATATCGCATCCAACCCGAGGCGTCGGTAAGCTTCGAATTCAATTTTTGCTGCCTCTATCAACTGGGACTTGTCGAATTTCTCGAAATCGTTCTCGCTACCGCGGGCGCCGGCAGGGACGTGCTCATTCAGGAACCGTTCGAGATCGTCTATATTCTTCTTTAGGGCGACGAAGACGTTAGGTTTCAGTATACTTCGCATCCGGTCAAAAAGCTTGCGAAAAACACTGAACAACAAGTTAATCTTTGGGGCGTGGTGGAGCACGGTCTGGAGAATTTGATATTCGCCAATGGCGTCGTTGGACAACCGGTTTTTAGGATCTCTTTTGAACATGAGGGCGAACTCCGCCAGTTCCGTCGCGTCGAGTCGTAGAGGTATGGGAGAAGCGGCTGCGCCCTTAGGCTCGTTCAAATCACCGTACTTGGTAGAGGGAACTTTGAGGAGGTACTCGTCTATCGCCTCTGGGCTAATTTTAAGAGGATCGCGTTTGAACTGCTGACAACGTAGCCGCCAGTCAGGGACACAAAGAGCGTCAAAGCCGTAATCAACGACCTCTACTGCCTGTTCGTCCGGGTCGAAATAGGAAGTGTAACGACTGACGTTACAGTTGCGTTTCTGAATGGCCAGGAGTAATTGACGTTGAGTCGAGGGCCGAGACCACGGTTGCAAAGTACGCAAGTTAGACAACAAGTTGAGCTGCTCGTTGCCCAAGGGACCTTTCTTGCGGTCTCGGAAAAACTTTATCTTTGAGTCGGGGATGGTAGTTTCGATGTCAGAAGTCTCTATCAAGTAGTTATGGAAACGCTCGTTGTAAGAGTAAGGGAC